CGCGCCATTTCTCCTTCCAAACATCTCTGATCAGCTTCGTTACATTTCTGAAGAGCTTCTGCACGGATGTTCTTCTGATCCTCTGCGGTAAGTTCTATTTTCGTTCCAGTATCTGTAGGAGGATACAGAGATTCATTTGCAGTAATCTTAAGTTTACCATCTTTTATTTGACTAAGCACATGATCTGTAACATTGACGGACGATTTCTCATCGCCGTAATAAGCAGATTTAATAACCACCATTGTTATGAAGCAAACACGAGATTTCCAAGACCCGAAACAATACGGAGGAAATTAATGGATTCAACATAGGCACGAATCGTGTATGTATAATTGAAGATGATGTTATCATTTGCTTGTACAACTGTCACAAGTTCACTTGGATCGTATAAAGATCGTTGAGCATCAGGAATAATAATTGGATTTTGATTGAATACAGTGGATTTCAATACACAAACTTGTGTAGTTGTAGCCCCACCCTGTGAAGTTACGCTTTGTGGTGTGGGTTGTTGAAGTGTGAGACGAAGAAGAATCTTATTGAACATACTTCCATTCACAGCACCAGAGGGTTGGTAACTACTGTTGTCCAATGCAAACGAGTACATATGAACTCCAGGGAATTTTGCACCGATTTCTCCTGTGGTGAATTTGTACATCTGGAGTAAACTGAAATATCCATCTGGTTTTGTTTGGAAACGCTCTTTTCCATCAAACAACAACAATCCATCAATCACGGGGTCTTGAGGATAGACAGAAGTGATTTGTTGTTGACCGGAAGTATATAAGTTTGTTCCCGTATCTGTTCCAAAAGCAGTCCAAGGAGCGACATCAGGATTCTGCCAGTTGGTGTAATTATCCCAATCATTCACCGCAATACGATCAGAACGAGGAGCAGAAAACACAATACGCGTTACCAAATTGAACATTGGTAATTCCACATCTGAATTTGCTCCAAATTGACCTTCTTTACCTGCAAATCGTATAGTCTTCAATAAGAAAGTCTGGTCTGCACGCGCGAGTTGATTGCGTTCTGTTTCTGTGAGATAAATGAAATTTCCTTCGATGTATGGATCAGGAAAGAAGGTAGTGAGTTTATCATTGCTAGGTAATCCTGACAACAAAGGAGGGCTCAAGAACAACTTCATAGCATTATAAGTGTTATCTCCTGTTGGTTTCACGCGTTGACCGTATGTAAGAGAGGCTGGATTCACATCAATCACAGTGTACAAATCATTCAAATTTCGCAATGTAACATTGATGTACACTTCTGCATTTTGAAGAGATGCTAAGGGTAATGCAAGACCAGGATTCTCACAGAACCAGAAATGAAGGGGAACAATTAATTGACGCGAACGAATACTGGGTTCTGGTACTTTTGTCATCGGAAGAGTGGACGGAGTTGTAGGAGATGCAACCGCATGAGGATATTGATTATTACGACCGTAGGCAACTGCAGGATCATAGATCTCAGGAACATTACCTACCATTTGGTCTACGATCTTACGCTTGTTTGCATCATGGGTCATATAGGAATACAACTTCAACCATTCACCGGAGAGACGCTGAATCTGTTGACCATTCATGGTAATGTCAATATGGTCAATCATGTTGTACCCAATATTCTTGATCCATTGGAATTCAAATCCAATCGCTTCTGTATCGGCAGGATACCCAGAAGGAGGAGTAGTAACTTCACGGAGAGGGGACCAGATGTCTGGTAATGTAAATACTAAATAACAATCATGAATCATATCGGAATAACGATCGATACGACAGGAGATTGTGCGTGTTCCAGTTGTTGAAAGTTCTAAGTTGGAACTTGTAAAGTTCATACGAATGTGTTCCATCGCGAAATTGGTGTGACGACGATAGAGGCAACGAAAGTGAGTCATAGTTGGTGAACCATTGACTAACTCATTTTGGGCGCCAACACCCACTAATTGTAGTAAGCCACCGGGCATATTTGTAGTATAGGATACCTAATCTTTAAACAATAGAACCGGGGATTCGTCCACGAGTTCCAGAGACGCAACAAAAGGAACGATAGCGTGTCGCAGCCGTTGTAATCCCAGGTTGAAGAGGAACGATAAAGCGTTCTCTCTGTTGTGCTTCATTTGCGACTACCATGGTGTAGTTGGAAGCAACACGATTTTTAGGAGAAGGAGGATTTTGAACGTAGGTTCTCGCAACAATACGCTGTTTGTAACGAGTTAAGTAATCTTGGGCAGAATTTACTTGCATTGTGATTTACGCAAGACAAGTTTGTTTCATATAATGAGGTTCGTTCTCGTCTCTACTCACATTGACCAAACTACTGGTTACGCAAAAGTCGCTTACAATTTACTCAAACAACTCGCAACATTATCACCAAAGGTCAAAGTATACCATTATGGCTTTCAACGACATGCTGGTCGTCTTGGGATTCGTAAATATCCCGAAGGAGTGATCTCGTATGATGCAGCAGCTAACGAAGATCCCAAAGAAGAAGGATTTGGATTCAACAAGTTCCAAGAATACATTGAAATGGTAAATCCTGATGTTGTCATGATCTATAATGACCCACTCATTATCTACAAATTTATGGAAGTTATAAAAACCAAGACTTTCAAACTATGGACCTATGTAGACCAAGTATATGAAGGTATTGCACCTCCTCTCGTAGACAAAATTCGTGAAATGTCTGATCGTGTGTATTGTTTTACCGATATCTGGAAGAAGAAGTTCTTAGAATATGGAGAACATCCAGATGTACGCGTTCTTGGGCATGCAGTTGATCCATCTGTCTTTACGAGTATGTCACCTGAAGCGCGTATTGCTGCACGCAAGAATTTGAATATCCCCGATGATGCTATTTTGTTCTTGAATGCCAATCGTAATAGTCAACGCAAGAGATTAGATTTAACTGTCGCAGGGTTTGTCAAACTTCTCGCACAACGCCCTAAGGATCCTCTATATCTCATAATGATTACAAATGTGTTAGTACAATCTGGTGCTTATTATGACCTTCAACGCATCTATCTCCAAGAATTAAAGCAGTATGATATGGATGTGAGTTATTTACAACGATTTATGTTAGTCGATTCTGCATCACAAAACATTATTCCAGATGATGGAATTAATAGCCTTTACAACATCGCAGATATTGGTGTGAATACCTCAGATGGAGAAGGATATGGATTATGTCAATTGGAACATATGTATACAGGTGCTCCTCAAGTGGTAACCGATATTGGTAGTTATCGTAGTTTCTTAGATGAAAGAGTGGCTGAATTTATTCCTCCAAATGATCGTGTATACTTTAGTGGAAATATGCCATTAGGATCCTATTCTCACTCTTTCTCCATCAAAGATACAGCAGATGCAATGGATCGTGTTGTTTCGTCTCTCAAGGAAAAGAAGACAGCTATTAATTCTTATAAATTTAAGAGTTGGTCTTCTATTTGCGACGAATTATTGGAAGATGTTCTTACGCTAGCTTCAAGTCCTCCAACCACCGTATCTGCGTAGGCCCTGTTTGTAACCCAAGACGCAACAATCTCTTATTATCCTCAAATGCAGGACCATCAAAGACTTCCTTCGTATCCGGGTCAATGTAAAACAACATCTGTTTGATAGACACTTTCTGAAGACGACGCTTCTTTCGTATCATGTTTCGTAGATAAGCAGCGTCTGTTTCGTCTGTCATAATATTCGGTCTGAAAGCCAAATCTTCTCCTCTTACCGTGCTATCAAAACGCATACAAGAAATCACTGGTTTCTCGCGACTATGGAGTTTACGATGAACTTCACAGTCGACGGCAGCTTGCTTCAACAACAAGGAAATACGCTTATTGGTAATTTCCTTTTCAAATGATTTTTCAAATAAGTATTCATCGGTTGTCATAAAGACTTCTTCTGGATCTCCTTCGTATCGTTTCATCACTGTATCTGCACGACGCACGGGTACAACATTGGTAGATTCAACCGTAGAAGTTGCTTGGTCCTTCGTGAATACGCTGATATAGAACGAGATACGAACAGTGCGTTCTTCATTCGGTAAACTAGCATGGGAACAGATACGAATGGCTCGTCCTATGACTTGATCATGACGCGCTGGATTCCAATGAGGCTCCATGATATGAACATGACGCACATTTGCGAGTGTAATACCTTCTGCACCAGCCGAAGAAGCCATGAGTAAACAAAGTTTCTTTTTCGTAGCAGATTCTACAGACTGTTTGAGACTCGGAGGAAAATCATCTGCGTATTTCTCATTGAAAATTTGACGCATCATTTCACGCTGTTCTGCATTCACAATACCTCGTTTGATGGCCGTGGCGGCTTCTGTTCCCTTTTCACTTGTAACATCCTCTAATCCAACACCAGCACCACCGGTATAGAAACAATAGGCTGGTTTCTCAGGATCCATACTCGGATCTTCTTTCCACACTCCCTCTTCTTTTACGATACGATACGGTTGCCATCCATTTGCATCAAGAATGGCTGCAAAAATACCCAATCCTTCTAGTTCACGAAACTGAGAATAGACAAATTGATTGTTCCATTTTTCATCCTTTCCCATGGAACCCTTCACATTTTCCAACATACGCAACAACTTTGGACTGAAGGATTTCAATGCTTCAGGACTGAGATACTTATCAGGTTGTGTACGAATTTGTGCGAGTACATCTCCCTTTGATTGCACTTCATCTTCATCTACATCTTCATCTGCTTCGGGACGCATAAGTTGAGGAACAGTATAGTTACATGCCAAACGAGAATTCACACGGAAGGATTTCATTTCATTGTTTTCTGCTGTCATGGGGTTCAATCTCTTGCGTGCGTCTTTACGAATTTCATCAAAGCGAACATTGAGATAGTAATTGAACTGTTCATCCGAGAAAGGAACTTTCTCTAACATCTTGTCATCGTCCACTCTTCTAGGTAACATGCGTTCGTCTGCTCCTTTGAAGTAAGACACTAACCCTTGAATACGGCGTTGAAACAACAATGCATTCTTAATATTCAATCCATCCAAAAAGAGATTAGCAAATTCTTCTTGTACCGTTGGAAGACAAGTTAACATTTCAGTCGTTACACCTTCTAATTCAATTTCAGTTCCTGCCATTTCCGTTTCAAACTCTTGTTTCCAAGTTTTCACCCAGTCGCGTGGAACTGGAACATATTCCATGTCTTTCACATATTGGACTGCGATACGCTCTTGATTTTCGCCATATACACTTCGGAAATGAGGAGGATTACGAGTAAGCAAAATGTATTTCTTTGCAGTACTAATGAACTCAATCGTATCAATATCGGGAATGTTATGTAATACGGATTTCATCTTCTCTTCATCCCAAGAAGTAGAGGAACGCACGGGAATCTTAATTCGTTCGATAGGACCGCGTAACAAGTTCATAAGGTAGGCAATTTCAAAGGCACGGTTGATCACAGGTGTTCCAGATAAGGCAACAACTTTACATTCTTTCGCATTGTAAATCGCATCATAAAGCTTACGACCGATATCCGATGCATTCGTAATACGCGAAATAAGGTTATGAACTTCATCAATAATCACAACAGATTCGTCGAAAGGATTGGGTCCTTCAGGGGGAACATAACGATCAATGTTCGCAGAAGTCAACCCATTGTAACGAATGAAGGTGAATCTCTGATTGATGATATCTTCAATCTGTGCAGAAATGATATCTTGTGCTGATTTCGGAAGATTCGCAAAGTTCGGTTGTTCATTTGGAACCGTAATGAAAAAAGTCCCATTACGATCCAAAAAGCCTTCGGAAATACCGAACGACAAGGCAAGCTTACGAGATTCGTCAGTGAGAGCTTGTTGACGCCAGTGTTGTTCGTAGGTATAAATAGGGTCACCACATTTGCGGAGTTCACCGCGATAGTTGCTTTCCAAAGACGCAGGTAACATCACAAATACCTTTCGAGTGGACAACAAGGATTCGGCCACTGCGATGGAAGAACATGTTTTCCCTGACCCCAAACCATGGTAGAGTAGGACACCACGATACGGAGTTTCCATCATGAGGTAATCACGAATCACTTTTTGATGGGGAAGAAGTTCACGCGCATTAGATCCACGACCTGCACATACATCTACATCTTTGTCTTCATCGTCTGTGGGACGACTCCGATATTTCATTAAAATACGAGTAATAGAATCGGCAAATGCCTTTCGATTGGGAAGGACATACATTGTATTAGTTGTTTGTGATTTTTTAAAGCGTCGCAGATAAACAATGGAATACTTTACACGGGGTAACCACAGAATGTGGGCTGTGACAATTTATCTTTTTTTAATCGCTGCTTTTATTCATTTGAAACCGAGTATCGCCTTCGGACAGGAAGGTCGTATTCGTCCTTTTGGTACACAGGAAAAAGAGGCCACCGTCTTTCCCCTTTGGTGGTGGATTTTTGTAATCGCTGTTGTGAGTTATATGGTGACCGTTTATTTTGCGGGGTTTAGGCTTTAGGAGTCTTAAGGGGTTGTAGAACGGCCCCGCCAGTATGATCTATTTCCGGGACCTTTCCACCAATAGCAATCGGCACAGAAATATCCATGCCCATTGACCTCATTCAAATGCTGTATCCAGAACGATTGTTCACAGATAGCGCATTGAGAATATTCCTGCTTTTGTCTCCACTTGCGTTGGAGGGTTGTAATTGCGTTGATAATTTGATTGATTTGAATAGATGAGTTCATTCTTAATAATATTGTAGACAAGAGAGATGTTCATTCTCTTGGACATTGATTATCCATTTTCAAAATCACTTTCAAACGATTCCAATACAACCTGTAATTGATGTAACATTCCCATGCGTTCACTGTGATGAGGTCTTACAAGGGATTTCACTTCTTCAAAGGATTTCCAGGCAATTCCCGATATTTCTCGCCGTTGCATAGCAGTGTATTTCTGCGAGAGATTCACAAGTTCTGGATGTCGGAGTAATGCTATATGATATACATGTGAATAATTGATGTTATTTAATCCCATAAAGGTTTCTCTGAGCACTACATTGTTGAGTACTACAAAGGATTCACGCGGTACATTTGTCTCTTCAAAGAATTCTCGTAACGCACAATCAAGATCTGTCTCTCCTCGTGTTCGACGACCTTTTGGAAATCCCCATTCTGGTTCTGTGTATTCGGATAAGTTTCTTCGCATGAGTTCCAAGCGATCTAACTGATGAAACTTTTCACGCGAGGTATTGTAATCACTTGAAGATTTATCGTCTCCCCATAAGGATTTCCATAACACATCAAATGGTTCTGAAACAATAGAAGCCTGTTCTTTCAGTGTCATATTTTTCATCAGTCGTCCGATATAATCTAGATCGGTTACATCGTAGCGCCCCCTCATAAATTCTGCGAAACTTAGACTATCTTTTCGTCGTATCATCAGTATCTTTACATCATCAATGCGCAAGGGAAGTTTTGGATTGTTAATGAGTATAATACCACAGGATAAGACTGGATCTTTACATGTTCGGAAGAGATGACCTTTCCCTCCACAATTATTGCAAAACATTGTTGTAGTTTGTTTTGGACTTGTTAGCGTCCGTTTTTCCATTGCTATAGTTAGATAGTCCTAAGAAAGTTCCTTCTTTAACATAAATGAACGCACCGTCGTCCGATATATTAACACCCACTTCTAGTTCGTCCACTTCTTATACGAGTTACCTTTTCACCATCCTAGGTGCTATTCTCATCTTATGGGTGGGATTTCAGATTTATAACTATCTTCGCCGTAAAAATGGGTTAGATCCTCTAACTCTTACAGGAGCAACGAAACCATCTGCGTTAACGAGCTCTGTTATTGATGGAAAGACAAAAACTGTTCTTTCTGCAAAAGATGTTCCTTCAGGGAATGGGTTAAGTTATGGTGTTCACTTCTGGATGTTCATCAATAATTGGGATTATCGTTTCAATCAACAAAAGGATATCTTGAAACGCGTTGATTCTACAAACCCTTCTGTGAGTAACCCTTCTATCTATCTTGATCCTGCGATGAACACTCTTCATGTTCGTGTGAGTTTGTTCCCTAGTGATCAACAAGCAGGAGCTGCCAACCCTAATTCGACAAGTTCTACCGGCGATTCCTTCACATGTAGCGTGGAGAATGTTCCTCTTCAGTCTTGGTTCTCTGTATCTGCCACTGTATTCCAACGCAACTTAGATGTCTATATTAATGGCCGCCTTGTGAAGTCTTGTGTACTTCCAGGTGTTCCTAAACCTGCTCTAGGAGATATGACCATTAACGATAATGGTGGGTTTGCAGGTGGCATTTGTAATGTGAATTACATTAGCCAAACTATTAATCCTGAAGACGCAAAGGCATTCTATGATAAGGGTACATCCTGTGAAGGAACCTCACCTGGATCAACCGTTCCTCGTGACTCTTTCTTTATCACCTTGTTCGGCTATACCTTCAAGTTTAGCACATTGAACAAGGAAGGTAAAGAACTTAATAGCTTCACTTTCTAAAGTAAATAATGAGAATTCTATTGAAATGCCCTACACGATCCAGACCTCAACGCGTGATGGAAACATTACGAAAATATATACGACTTGCCAATCATCCTGAGCAAATTGGTGTTGCTATTTCATGCGACTCTGATGATGGGAGTATGTTACGAAATCTAGTCCAAGAAGAACTTCAGAGTATTCTTCGTGGAGTAGAATGGAATCGTATTTATTTTAGCGATAACAAGTCGAAGATTCAAGCCTGTAACGCAAATATGAAAGAGATTGATTATCAATGGGATATCGTTGTGTTAGTGTCTGATGATATGCTTCCTACTGTACAAGGTTATGATGATGCGATTCGTAATCATATGCGTGCTTCCTTTCCGGACACAAACGGAATCCTTTGGTTCAATGATGGATATCAAGGAGAAAAACTGAATACTCTCTGTATCTACGGACGCAAGTTCTACGAAGAATACGGTTATATCTACAATCCAGAATACAAGAGTTTATTCTGTGATACCGAATTAACGGATTTATGTCGTACGACATACAAGGATAGATGTTTGTACATTCCCTACTGTATCATTCGTCATGAACATCCTGGAACAGGTTATGGAGACAAGATGGATGCTCTGTATCAAACCAATCAGAAATACTGGAATGACGATATGTATACCTATATTCGTCGGAAATCCTATTCTTATCAGTGGTCGGCTTTGATTGCCACCATGCCAGGAAGAGAAAAGTCACTCCAGAACCTTATAACTTCCATTCGTGAAAAATGTGGTCGTATCGCACCGGAAATGAAGTTTGAAATCTGTTTGTCATATGATAACCGTGAAACGAGTATTGGAAAAAAGCGTCAGTATCTCTTAGAACAAGCGAAAGGAAAGTACCTCTCGTTTTTAGATGACGATGACGAAATTACAGATGCTTATATAGAAGATCTTTGGATGACGATACAAGGAAACTATTCTTGTATGCGGTTACGAGGTCAAATTCAAAAATATACCTTCACACATAGTTTGGAGAATAAACTTTCCGATAAAATGGCACGTGATGAAGTTTTTTTACGACCTCCTAATCATTTGAACCCTATATTATCCGATATAGCAAAATTAGTACCGTTTAAAGATGCTATAAACGCAGAAGATCTTGATTGGACAATTCGAATGGCAAAGACTGAATTTTTGACTACAGAATATCAATCTGATGCGATTCGTATTCATTATATCTACAATATGGGAGATCGTATGATCGATAACGCCACACTAGAAAATCAAAAAAAGATGTCATTTGAAACGATGTTACAATTAGTATGGAAACCTGGAAATACCACAACGTCAATAGGTGAATCACGACCAAAAGGACTTCGTCTTGGACCCAGAGGCTTTGTTTCTGCCTAAAAGATAATGGAATTTTATACTATAGCATTTCTATTTATTGTAGTGGCTGCTGTGATAACGATGATAGTGTTAGGAGGATCTGCAAAATCTGACACTGATCCAGTACCTATTATTGCAGGATCGCATCCTGGTAATCGTAAGTTTTCTAAAAACATCGCGTTACCTCCTTCCTATAACCAACCCGAAGGTCTTGTGTATTCCTACGCAGGTTGGATCCTTGTCAAGGATTTTACGGCAGGTTATGGAACACGGCGCACACTTCTTTCCAAAAAGGACTCGCCGGGTATCTATATTGACGCAACATCAAATGCCTTGTTGTTCACAATCGATACTTTTGGATCTACAGAATCTATCCTCATTCCTAATATCCCTGCTATGAAATGGATTCATTTTGCACTCGTAGTAGACCAACATTCTGTGGATATTTTCATCAACGGAACTCTTCGTCAACACCATACTTTAGGACAATTGCCAAAACTTAACAATGAACCTGTGAAGACAGAAGGAGGATGGGATGGAGTAATTGGTAATGTGAATTATTATCCTTATGCATTGAAGGCAGGTGTCATCAAAAATATGTCACAACAAGAACCTCCAGATGATATGATTGGAAAACCATCTTCTCCTCAATATTTCGATATTACTTGGTACATTGGTCGTTTAAATTCTATCTAAAACACTAAATGAGTGCTGGTGGTCAACGCGGTATCGATGTTTCAGGTGTAAGACCTATGAGAATTCAATATGCTTCTGATTTTACAGAAAGAAGAAGAGATCAACTCGTGTATCAGGCGTTTGCGTCTACTACAGGAGCAAATGCGTATAGAAATGAAACCCCAAATGCGAATGGGTATTATTTGAACTTTTTGCAAGGGCTCAAAGAACAATATTATATGGCGTCTGGAGTGTCTTGTGTGTCCTGTGGAGGGTTACCCTATATGAAGCGTGTTAGTATGAGCTTTCGATCCTAGCTTTACGAGTTTTCTTAAGTTGTTGTTTAATTTTGTTTCGTTGTGTTTTTGTAGAATGCGGGTTGTAAGTAAAGAAATAGCGTAAAAATTCAGGAGATGCTTTATCCTTTGCTAATTTCTCGTATAATACTGCTTTTGTTTTACGCATGTCAAGTAAAGTATCTTGTTTTCCTATACAATTTATAGGGGTCAATATCTTAAATCTTCGCTTTGCTCTATGATCTGCGAGATCCATAAGACGCTGACTGACACACAAGATATGTGTAATTTCTTGTTCATCTATTCCAGAATACAAATACGCTAAGAAAAACTGAAGGGCTGTTGGAATACTCGCTACTTTGATTCCTGAAGCAGAATGGTAACTATGACATGCTACTGTTTCAAATAATCGCATAAAAATTCTTCCATCCTTGTCTAGAATGTCTACATGATTGGGTAAAATATCATTTCCCTTGAACACTTCTGTTTTTTCTCCCTTTGTTACGGATGTGATTGTTGTTTTATCAGCAATTACACTAATAGGAGTTGTCCATTTCGGTGACTTTCCTTCTAATACTTGGGAAGCTGTGACTCCTAGTAAAATCATATCGTATTCTTTAAGGAACTTCTCCGCCCTCCTGCGATTCTCTTCAGAAATTTCATCTTTTTGCTGAGGAACACCTGGACATTTCATAGGATGAAAATAGTTCAAAAATTGAAGACGCGCATATACCTTTTTCCAACGCGATACATCACCACGAGGACGCGAGAGTTCCAAGTACATGGACATACGCAAAAAATTAGGAGGGACATAATGAATTCCCTCTTTTACGATTGACTCTTTCCATAAACGGTCAAAAATCACAGGCTCCAAATGTGTAATATCGGCTACTCCTTCAAAATCAGCAAATACTTTGAATGTTCCTAAATGCATACCTGGTTTTACTTCCACACTTTTGATACCCGTTGCTGCAAGTTGATCCGCTAATTTCATCGCATCTTCTTGGGGATTCTTGCTATAAAAGTCGTAATCGGGGATATCATAAACAGGGTCATAGAATCTATTCTTTTCCGGTAAGAGGTTATTGATCGCTGTACCTCCGTAACATAATACATGCTGTGTTTTCAAGAATTCCTTCACCGTCGAAAGACTCGCCTTTGTCAGTGGGTTGGACGCTGCGACTTTATCGTTTTCTTTCTGTAACCTTTCGGCTATTCTTTCAATTTCATCCATTATATTATCCCTTATAAAAATGGAAACTTCCGGCTTTTTTACCTGAGAGGCAATAAGGATGCCGCGTAAATACAACCTTCGTAAACGAGATGAAACAGTGAAGTGGGTGGAAGATGAGACCTTGAAAGATGAGGAAGAGGAAGAGGAAGAAGAGGAAGAAGAAGAATATTCTCCGTCCGAAGAGGAAGAGGAAGAAGAGGATATGGATACAGAAGAAGAAACTCCGAAAGCGTCTGCTGCTGTGATCCAAATTCCCATGCCCAAGAAAGGTATGCGTGTGAAGATTGAAATTGATGGTGGAGATGAATATGAGATGGTCGATGAAACAGAAGAATTGGAAGAAGAAGCAGAAGAAGCAGATGGATTCCTCGGTTATCTTATGAACAAATATGTTCCCAACAGCAAACTCAAAAAGAAAAAGAAAGAAGAGTCCGGAGAAGGAGGTAACACGCCTGCTCTTGAACTCAATGAAGAAGAACAAGATTATTACGATGAACTATCCAAGGCAAAACAAAAGAAGTTGAACAAACATATGAAACAATTATCGAGTCTCGTCTCCCAAGGTGATGTACCCTATAAATTCCGAGTTTTAGAACTACCAGTCTCTGATAATGTAAAGGCATCGCTTATCAAGAAGATTGATGTATTAACCGGAATGGGTGATGACAGTTCAGAAAGTTACAAATTACGCACATGGGTGGAAGGATTTCTTCGTATTCCCTTTGGAGTGAATGTACCTTTACCTGTGAAATTGTCCGATGGAGCCAAGCCTTGTTCTGCGTTCCTTGCCGATGCACGAAAGACACTTGATAAGGCAGTGTATGGTATGAATGGAGCGAAAACCCAGATTATGCAGATCTTAGCACAATGGATTAGTAACCCTGATTCCGTAGGCAATGTCATCGCACTCCG